TACTACAAAATCTCTAGTGACTTTATAGTTTGCATTAGATGGAGTAAAGAGAAAATCACGAGGTCTTATAATATTAACATTCTCATTATATAAAGCTTTGAATAAAATTTCAAAACCTCTATCAGTTCCCTTACTTAGATAGAAATCTTTTGACTGCTTTATAAAAACTTCTTGATCCAGATCAGAAGTAAGTTGCCTTCCCTCTAAACCTGGTGTAATTTGATATTTTGTCTTAGTTAAAAATTCTTTAAGGAATAAACAACTTAAATTTTCTATTGTTGATCCTTTAGCATGTTCATCTGCTTCAGTAGATTCAAAAACTAACTCTTCTGAATTAGTAGCACTTCTATATGAAGTAACACCACTAAAACCTCTAACACACCCAGTAAATCCAAAAGTAGTTATTCCTGTATATGTAATAATTTCATCATTAATCTTTAACAACCCATAAGAGTCAGGAAAACCTAAAGTTCCTGTAGGGAAGTTCTGCATATCAACATCAATTGCATCACTAGAGATACCAACCGTTGCACCCAACCCAACAGAGTATGTGAGATTAGTAAGATTATCTATTTTTACATACTTATCAATATTTTGAACCAAATCAATTGGACCACCTTCATATTCTTGTCCTTGATAATAAGATTTTAAAAATTCAGCAACTAACGGATAATCAGACTGCACATATCCAGGCAATTGATTCTGGACAATGTTATTAAACTGTACTCTTTTTGTTGTCATTTTATAGTCTTTCTATCTTAGTAGGATGAAGCTGCGGATGTTGATGCTGTAGAACTACCACCTGTTGTAGTAGTTGTAGATGATGTACTTGGAACAGAAGTGGTCTGTGTAGATATTTGAGAACTACGTCCACCAGAACGAACTAAATTGCCGTTAGCGTAACTGGTAGATGTTATATAGTTAGAACCAGAAGGATCTAATCCAGAAGAAATCTCATCAACCACAGTGTCAAATGTACTGTTATTAATATCTAGTTGCAAATAAAGATCCTGTAATCCAATGACATCATTAGAAAGAGGACATGCGGATATTTCAATAATAGTTTGACCATCTTTAATCATTCCAGATTGGATGTTAACTGGGTTGATAGTAATAACTCCACTCTTATAATCAATTCTTCCAATGTTTCTTCTAACAATAGTAGGGGATTGAGATGCTTCTGAAGGAAGAGTGAATAAAAATAGTGATCCAGTAATTCTATTTGTATTGGGAATATCTGATATGTAAACATCATCCATGATTCCAGCAACTTTAAATGCTGATGATTTGATGTTATATCCACTCATGCTCTTAATATGAAACTCATTACCAAAACCAATTTGGTATTCTGCAAAAGCATTTAATACTGCTCTTATATCTCTTCTTATATAAATCGTCGTAATATTAGATGTTATGGATTCATTACTTTGGTCAATAATATTCAAAAACTTACTATATTTAAATCTCGCACCATATTTGTTCATTTCAGAAGATTCAGCATACTTAGTAGCATTAGTTGAAACTACAGAAGAAACATATGCAGAAGATGGAGCACGATTGGAGTTATAATAGATGTTTGAATTGATTTCAATATAAAGATACTTCAAATCAAGCAATTCTGGGATAATTCCTGCTACCGCATACTTCTTCAATTTCAACTTAATCTGTTCTTTGATCAAATTGGGTAGAAAATCACCAGTTTTTGGTTTAATGCTAATAAAGACTTTTCCATATTGTGGTGGAATCAAATCTTCACCTCCAAAAACGGAAATTGACTCTGTTTCGGGATAAATTCTTGATGGAATTAAAGATTCGTAGTCATTTGAGGTTACTGCTCTGTTCTGAGACGAATAAATCCTTGGAGCAAACTTTCTAACCGACTCTACAGACTCAATTGTCTCTCCACCCGATGCAGGTACTCCAGTTGTCATCAAAGAGATGCCAGAAGTGATTGTATAACTTTGAGCATTACGTGTATATTGGATTCTTCCTGAAAAATTGAAAGAATTGAGTCCATTTGCGGAATCTCCACTAGATGTAATGTAATCTATGGTAATAAAGTTGCCGTCTTCAAGTTCTTTTCCAAAAATACCGTCACCAAAGAATATTTGATATCTTTCATCTTCAATTTCTTGTAAATAATAAACTTTTGAGTCAGATTTTACGTCAAAAAGACTATTTTGAGAACTATATTTGGTTTGTGTCGTAGATGCTTCGTTTGGACGTACAGAAACAGTGATTAAATCAGTATCAACTCCAATATTTGGTAAAATAAACTTTTGATTTGGAACTCTTGATGAATATGTGAAGGTTTGTGTTAAAAGTGTACCTTCAAAAACCTCAACATCGTTAAATTCTGCAATTCCGTTAAAGACTGGAACCGTAATATCAGTTAGAATTGAAAAAACGAATGATTGACCACCAAAAGGAGCTTGTGATGCTGCCACTGGACCCTTCTTAAGAGTCAAAGAAGCAGGTGAAGGTGTAATTCCCTCAGTATTCACAAAGAAGGACACTGTTGCCCTTGCTGCTTGCCTTGGACGGGGTACATAACCTATGTTTCTAGCTAAAGATATGAATGAACACCTCATTGGTGATCATGTTCGCATTGTATGATGTAATGTAGGTATTATATGCTAGAACGTCTAAAATAGTCGAAAAGTTAGATCCCTCGAAGTCATAATCCGTAAAATTCGAGTTGGATTTAAGATATTCTTGTAAAGTTGATTTAACTTGGTCAAAATCCAAGTTAGAAAAGTTAGCTAATGGCATTTTTACCTACTTGACTGCAATACGAATTGTAATTCTTGTGCTGGAATGTCTCTTCCTATGATCAAATACCTTATAGTAAGGTCATAACTGTTATTATCATAGTTTGGTGACGCTTGAACATCGAGTAATTTTACTCTTTCCTCATAGTTTTCAATAGATTGAGTAATTTCATCTATAATAATAGTAGAAGTAATGTCATCTATGTTCTCAAAAAGAGATTCAGTGATACGAGAACCAAAGGATGCATTAAAAAACTTCTCTCCAGGCAACGTAAAAACAATATTACGAATAGAACGAGCAATTGCATTCTCATTTTTAAGTGCAATAAGGTCATCATTCAGGGGATTTGCCTGAAATGTCATACTAATGTCCTTAAATCCTTGACTAACTCGTTCTAGTGGCACTCTATTACACCAATTATTGTTTATTTATTAAGGATTGTATACTCCTATTCTGTAAGGGTCATAGAATCTACTTCATAATCCAATCCATCCTCTTCAAAATCTCCAAAAATCTCACTTTGTATTAAAGTATCACGTTTTTTAGGGGTTAAGTGGTCGTTATTAACCTCTCTTAGCATTTTTTTCTTGGAGTTTTCCATAATTTTGGTATGTTTTTACTATTTAACATAAAAAAAGGAGGGACTTAACCCTCCTTCATTATTTTCCTTGTCCTCGATACGCTTTTTTTGCTTTATTACGAGACGTTGCGGATAGTAGTGTGCGAGCCGAGCGTCCTTGACGAGTTTTTTTCGGACGTGACTTCTGATAAGCACCATCTGTGATGTTTGAAAGCATTGGCATTAGTTAATTTCCTCCATTTTACGTTGTACTGACTCCTCGGTTGCTTGAATTCTATAAGAAACCCCATCCCTACGAGAAAGTTCGGTGAGGATCTCTGAGGATAGATCCCATAACTCCTCTGTTTCGAGTTGGGTGTTCACCGACATCTTAAATAACCCTTGTCTTTTCATGTCCCACACGTATGCGAGGGTCACACCATGTCTCAATACCCATTTCCTTTGCGTCTAGGCAGAACGACACGTCCTCACCACACATATCCTGTACTGCACCTGACTCAAAGACTTGCATCTTAGGAGCAAACCAAGGGTATTCCATATCCTCGAAGACTCCCTTCTTAATAAGTACCCATCCAAAACCTGTATAGTCAACTGTGAAAGGCTTGTTGCGTTTGCCCATTGACTCAACAGTCTCGTGATTCATAACTCCCCCATTCTTACGGAAGTCTTCCTCTTCTAACCAGTGAGCGACTGATGTAGTATGTCCATCTTCTGTAGCATACCAGCCTGCTGCGATCTGTCTTTCGTCACCTTCAGCAGGAATGGCAAGATCAGCAAGCTGCCAGAACTTATCAGCGTTAAACACAATGTCATTATCAATCCATAACTGATAATCATACTCTAGTTTACCATCCCAAGGTTTCTGATCAGCACCACGAAGAACATTTGCACCTAAACACTTACATCGTGCAAAGTTAACCATAGAAGAGTAATCCTGAGATATCTGAATACTCATTCCAGACTGTACCATATCAAAGGACAGTTGTACAAAGTTCTTTAAGAAGGTATAAGAACAACCTCTACCAGGTAAACAGAATACTATCGTCTTTCCTTTCCATCTTTCTTTAATAGCAGGAATATCCCACTTTGCTTCTTCCTTTGTAGGAGCCTTTGCTTTAACAGTAAATCCTTTTGCCATAACCTTTTAGTTACCTTCAATCCAATTATACAACGATATTATATAGTTGTCAATTAATTAAATGCATATTGAAGGAAACCGAAACACGAGGAGTATCTAATGGATGTGGTTCAACAAAATGTGGAAGATCTGATGGAAATATAAGTATCTCTCCTGCTTTTGCATTTACAAATACACCCTCACACATACCTACTTCTGGAAATGCTTTATAAAGAGTATGTCGTGTATGTTGAAGAGGATCTGAGAATACTAGAGTGTTATTATTATCAGTAAGATACCATATACCAGCAAGATCACATCTAGGGTGAGTGTGCTGCATATTAAAATTACCTTTCTGATTTATATTCAACCACCAACTATCCATTTCTATCTTATCTTTAAATGGAAAGGAGTTTATTATATGATCCCTGAAAATATAAGGGAGGAAATCAGATGTCTGTGTAACACTCTGATACCCTCCCCTATTTGATCTCAGTTTCGATTCGTTTTCTTCCTGATACTCCAATGCCCACTCATATGCACCTCTGGGTAATTCATTATATGCTCTCCATATAGGAGTACTAAAGACTTGTTTAGTTTCTATCATCTAATAGGAATCATCACCACTGGGTTCTATTCTTATTGGTCCTCCAACACCCACTGTGGGGGCTGCCTTCTCATAACTCAAATCTCCTGCACTATAATCTGTCTTTAACAACCC